GTTACAGGTACTGGCGGTGGCAACATCGGAATTGGAAATGTTCCGCAGTCAGGGGAAGTTGAATTTTCTGGCACACCTAGAGCAGTTGGAGAGTAGTGTAGACGAAGCACTAAATAGAAAGGAAGATATATAATGGCAATGACTCAAAACGAAAAAAGACAAGCAAATTTAGATAAGCTTATGATGTCTGTTAGGAGACAAGTTGATAGAGAAGAAAGTAATTTTCCTGATAAAGAGTTAGATAGAACTAAAAATAATTTAATTAAAAATGCTCAAAGTTTATATACTAAAAACGAAATTGAAACTTTTTTAGAAAAAGAAAGGACTAGAAGATTTGATGAAAAACGTGCAGAAGTATTAGCAAAAAGACCAGAACAAGAAGCAGCTAATCCATTAGGTGCAAGAACAGGTAGAGCTACAATGAAAAAGGGTGGAGAGTTTCCAGACTTAACTGGCGATGATCAAGTTACACAAGCTGATATATTAAAAGGTAGAGGTGTATTTCAAGAGGGTGGAGATGTAAAAAATCAAATGGAAATGATGCTAGGTGAAGAAAAAGAAATGCCTATGTTACCTGATGAAGAAATGGAAGAAGATTATGTAGACTATGTTGTTGAGGAAACATTGTCTAATGAAGATAGAAATTATTTAATAGATGCTCTTGAGAAAGACGATAAACTAAGTGAGATATTTGATCAAGTAGTCGAGAGTGCAACAGAATTTACTGGTTCTGGAACTGTAGAAGGTCCGGGAACAGGTAAGTCCGATTC